GATGGAACAGACACCAACGATGTTCAGCTCTGGATGCCGCAGAATCGCTTGAATTCGGTGTTCGCTCGCAGGACTGCTGGAGCCGGATACGTGGACAATCGTAGTCTTATGAAGCTGGGCTTATGCATGAACGGCACTCTGCGCTACAAGAATCTGAACAGCGTAACAGACCTGAAGCTACGCCTTCTCCAGGGTAAGACCGAAAAGGGATTCCTTCCGATCGTGGACCACGCCCCGAAGGTAGAAAACGGATCCAGCAACGTGTTCAGCGGGTACGCGCTGCAACGTTTCAAGCAGTCCACCGAAACCCCCGGCGTTGAGGACACCCTCACGTTTATCCCTGACAGCCGTACTCCCATGATTGATGTGGAGATGAAATCCCGCATAAAGAGGGGTCTGGCAGATTTCGGTCCCCTGGACTTCGGTAACACCAACGAATCCTATGACAAGGCTCTTTACCAGAACAGAAGGTATTCGAGTCTTTACAGCGTTGGATGTGACTTCCTGACGGTCTACCATTCAGGACTCCTCCTTCTGGACAGGATAGAATTCACCGGAGAGCAGGAAAGCGGGGAAACCAACGACAGCGTCACAGGACAGTACGTAGTGTCCGGACACGCTATCCTAGTTCAGGGACCTAACTATTACGAAAAGATAGAAGGGTTCAGGCAAGGAACGAATTGGAGTAGCAATGGCAATTGACAATCTATCCGATACATTGCGTGATGGTCAAGACTACACCGGGCGCTTGTTCCTTGGAACTGTTGTGGAAGATCAGGATCCGACAGGAACTGGAAGGTTCAAGGCTCAAGTTCCAGGCTTATTCGAAGATGGGGAACTTCCTTGGGTGGGCCGAATCCGTGAGTCGTTATTCGGAATGGGTCCCGGTTATGGTACGTATGGGACTCCTCATAAGGGAAGCTCGGTAATCATTGAACTCCAGGACGGGGATGCCAACTATCCGAGATGCATCGGTTTCTACCCAAAAGCCTCAGACGTTCCAGAAGTGTTCAAGAACGGACGGGTGTGGGGCTACTGTGATCCTTCCGGCACAACGCTAGTCGTGAATCCGGATAGCAAGACCTATCAGTTCACACACGCAAGTGGAACTACATACAATATTGATAGCAGTGGGAGTCTTACCGCAGACGTAAAGAGTCACGCTTCGATAACGATCAATGGGAACACTTCCTTATCCGTAAACGGAAACTTGGATGCAAGCGTCAGTGGGAATACCACTGTCAGTACCACGAACGCTACGATCGACGCGGCGCAGACTACGGTAACCGGCAATTTGACTGTAGAAGGTTTACTGACCGCGCTTGCTGGATTCGCATTCTCGGGCGGAGGCTCCACTACAGGAACTATGACCGGGAACATTGTGCATACCGGCGGCACCCTAGTCAGTAACAATGTGACAGTCAGCGGACACCAGCACCCGGACACCGGAGCACCAATTCCAGGGACATAAATTATGGCAGATCCACGCACTAACCTATCGAACGCCACATGGATCGACGTCAACACGCTCGTCACAAAGAGCGTGTTGCCGGATCGGGTGGCGGACATAACCAGCATCTACGCCAGCTCCTTGGTGAATTTGTTCAACTGCCCAATCGGAGCTCGCGGCCCCATCTTCGAACCCGAATATGGATGCGTCTTTTACGAATTACTGCAGGAACCTATTGATGAGTTAACTGCTCAGTCGATACGTCTTGGTCTTATCCAGTCTATCGGCCGATGGGAATCCCGGATCACTCTGGACTTCTCTGATACATGGGTGGTCCCGGACTTCCGGATTCCTGGATACAAGTTACGAATTTCTTACACTATAAATCTTACCGGTGCTAGAGAGATGATTGAATTTGAAGCTAGCAGAACTGGAGTAGCTTAAATGGCCGATAAACTGATTCTATCCGATCTGACCGCTGACTATGACCAGTTCATGGATCAGTTCAACCAGTATCTACAAACTCGTCCCGTGTGGAAGGGCGTCCTGACCACGATGACGAGTCAGACCCTTCTGGGATTTGCCTCGACCGTTGGCGTTCACAGCCAAGCTGCTCTTATAAGAGCCCGGGAGGATAGCTTCGCTGAGACCGCTCAGGCGGATGACGCCATTCGTGCGATTGCCCAGATGCAGGGCACAAGGATGACACGGAAGGCTCCAGCAGCGATCAAGGTGTTATTGACCAGTCCCTACACGGTTACCTTGGAACCATATTCTCAGCTCACAGTTGCCGGGATTCCGTATTTCAATCGAGAACAGCTTGATCTGGAAATGGACGTCCCCGCAGAGTATGAACTCTATCAGGGGCAGGTCGTTACCTACACCGTGATCGGTAACGGCGCGGACTACCAAACGTTCATTTCTGAGGAAGACCGGTTCGTAGTGTCCGACTTCGACACTACGGTGCAGATAGACGGGATGTTCTTGAACCGAGCGTCGGGTGGTTTATGGAACTTTCGGGGTCAGCCCGCTTTCTCTGACCTAACTCTGGCCGACGGCCGGCTCCTAATCCAGTTTGGCAATGCCACGTTCGGCAGTGTTCCTCAGGTTAACGATGAATGCGTCATTCGTTACGTAATCACGGAAGGTGATTCCGGAAACAACGCGGCTCTTCTCGACAAGCGAGTATCTGTCACCGGATTCTCCTTGATAGAGGGAACGGTGCTGGATAACCCAACCGGAGGCTCCGACGAGCAGCCAGTAGTCGTCTATAAGAACGTTGCGAGTGGAAGCTTGGGGACATACGAATCTGGAGTTACCAAGAATCAATATATCTCCATTGTGAACACGTATCCCGGAATAGCCGACGCTATCACTCAGGCTCAGCGTGAGATCAATCCAATGGATCTCAAATGGATGAACGTAATTCGAGTAGCCGCCCTAACAACTAGTCCGTGGACCCAGCAGCAGAAGAATGATTTCATCGACGATATGGAGCGTCGTACGATGTACGCTCCGAGGTTCCTCTGGCAGGATCCTCTCTCGATGCCCCGCGATCTGGTGATCAACGTGTACGCGTTCAACACTGCCGTCCTTTCGCAAGTGAAGCAGCGATCCGAGGAAGCCGTGCGATATCTCTTTGAACCAAAACCGGGACTGCTGCTCACAGACTTCTACAATTCCGATCTGGTGACTGCCATTAAGCGTGCCAACAGCGGTCAGGTGTCGTATGTGATGGTCTTGGATCCCACCTATCCTATGACAGTGAGCCCACCATCCGGGATTACTCCTGAATACGAAATCATTCAAGGCGGGGGAATATTAGCCCCGTCGGTCTACGCTTATGCCATCAGCGTGACCGATAGTCTGGAAGAAGGTCCCCCGAATAAATGGATATTCCCGCAGATTGTGTCTTCTGGGTCGAGCATTAAGCTGAGGTGGCGTACCACTCAGCAAGCGGTCGAATACAAAGTGTGGGGGCGACTCTATACAGACGGCATTGGACTCCTCGCGACTATCTCGGGCTCTACGGATCAGTATCTTGAATTCGAGGACGATGGGAATACACCTCCAAGTGGGCCAATGCCAAGCACTATCAGTAGTGCTCCGATACGCTACAACTCATTACGTAGTCTACAGATAAATGTATTCTACGCGGATCGTCAGCAACAGATTGACGGAACTCCTGAACGCAAAACGACGGGTTGATGATGGATACTGAACGCAGATTAGGATACCGAGTTCCTCGGTCTTGTCTCCTGCCCCCGTACTTGGCAATGAACGAATACTTCGTGGAGTACAGCGATGCTATTGACCAAGTGTTCGGCACGAATGTGGACGACAAGATCAAGGTGATCCAGAACATACGTAATATGTGGGTGACTAATCCTATCTTGGAGCAGAAGGTCATTAGTCACGAGATGATTGATCTGGAAGATTGGACGCGACCAGAACGGGAACTCCTAGTTAAGCAGGTGAACCTTCTTGGCATGAGGCTCAAATCAGCAGGAGTCCTAGGCGATGACGATTATCTTCTGATATCACGATTCGTGGGGCAGTATTGGTTCGGAAAGGGGACTCAGGCGTTTGTTGAGTTCATAAATTTCTGCCTCAACATCGACTTAAGAGTACATCGTCTGTGGTCGGAGGATCAGAACGACGATCAATACCACAATCTAACGCGAGACGAGGAGGGCATCCCTGGGTTGCCTATCTGGGAAGGCGGAACATGGTTTCCGACCGCCCACGTAGAACTGGAAGCAGTCGGCGGACTGGGTGATCTAACGGATGAACTGCTGGCCGAATTCTTTTACGAGATCGCCAATTTTAATTTGGTATTGAACGCGGTAGACTCATCGTTCAAATTGAACATTGTGGGAAATCCGTATCGCGCGGACACAGCTATCATCGCTATCGGTCTCCTAAAAGATGAAGTGACCGTAGTAAGTACGGAAGGACGTTATGGCGCTCCGAGTCCTCCGACAAACATCATCGACGGGTTTACTGTGTCCCAGTACGGATCCTCGGATACGTTGATCGCGGCCCCTAGCGGATGGTTCTTGAATAACGACGGTCTGTCGATAATGGTGTTTGACCAGGAGGATATGATCCCGCAGAATCTTCCCGCTATTCCAACAGTAATGCTTGGAGAGCCCGCTGATGATCAGTTCCCTAACGATCCTATACAGTATTCCGTTATGTCGGCTCCTGCGTCGTGGATAAAGGTTCCGGGGAGTGCTCGATCTACGGCCAGAATTCCAGTGTGGCCCTCAGTACAAATCGCTACTGTGCAAACTTCCAGTCCTGCAATCGCGGTCGGCCGGATAGTCGGGTACGTAGCCAATCCTAAGGGATGGATCCAGATCAGTCCCGGAAACTTCACTCCTTATTGGTAATTGATATGGCAACTTATATACCAGCAATCTTACGTGATAATAAATTCCAGCAGGCAGAAGCGGGCGACAAACTTCTGCCGTCGCAGATCCCCGTTAGTGCCGGATCCGGAAACTTGGCTGAAGTAAGGCCAGACGGAGTGTATGTGGGTTCCAGTCTCCCGGACGCTACCTACTACGTGGCTAGTTCTGGGACAGACGATACCAGCTCCGGAAGCAAGGCTACCCCGTTCAAGACGTTAGACTACGCGCTGCAACGACTGAGCGTAATTGCAGGGAACCTAGTGGGATTCAGCGCGAGCATTGCACTGAAGTCTGGTGAATCCTTCGTGCTGACCCAACGTCATACGCTGACAGGTAACTTCCTCCTGTCGTTTTACGGAGACATTCTCTACGGCGATTTCAACGACCCGCTTCAGCCGGTTAACGGGGAATTCTGCCAAGCTTTGATCCGACCGGTCATTGTGATCAACAGCTTACCAGGAGCAGCCACTAAAGTGTCGGGGTTCGATACCAACTACACGATCGAATTCAGGGGAGTGCAAATCAATCTCCCACTGAATCCGTCAGGTGCAGGCAACAGTGACTACAGCACGTACGATGTAGTCCTTGGAGATACTCCTCGGTTGCTATTGACCGGGACTTACGTAAATAAGCTGAGTATCATGGCCTACGCTGGGATCTTAGGAATTACGGCACGCTGTAGAGCATCACTATCTCAGTACGCATCCCAGTTTCTGGTCAACGGATTAAAGGTTGATGGGTCGAGCGTCCCCGGACTTCCCATACGACCCCACTTCATTCACTTCTATGCAGACCAGCGGGTGAACGCTTCACCTTTCCTGTTCGCTTCCAGCGTGAACAGTAACAGCGGATTTGGTCTGCTGGCCCTGAACTGGACGGACACCCAAGCACAGAACATCGGAGCTAATGTGGTTGTGGAAACGTTTCCAACTATACCGGACGTTAACTACGGTCTGCGAAACTACTTCTTCAATCTACAGCGTGATCAACAAAGTCGACCCCTGAATATCCAGTCGGCTCGTCTATTTTAAGGATAAGAAATGACTCCACTCTTAAGAGTTACGGACGCGGGAGCAGCCGCCGCTACTCTTGCCAGCCCATTGGGACCATTCATACGTATCGTTCGTTGGCGATTAGCCGATGGATACGGATACGATCCCAGTCCTGGAGACACGGAGCTGAACGGTAACGTGGTGTATACGGATATTCCGCGATCCTACCAGAACGTAGGGGACAACACGTTGGACATTGTATGCCAACTCCCTCCAGCGTCTGGACCGTTCAGCTACGGGGAGATTGGTCTGTACATCGAAGATGGCCTCGGGGGCGAAGTTCTATTCGCCAAGGGGGTGTGGGAATATCCGCAGACCAAGGAATCCAGTCTGGGGACTAACATCAACAGTCAGATCACCTTCCACTGCTTACTGAAGCTACAGCAGAGCATCGCTATCCTGAAGGTAGATACGAAATTCGCAGTATC